GCTCAAGCTAAACTAGAAAATGGTACTGTTTTAGAAGCAGAATCATTTGAATCAGGAAAAGAAGTGTTTATCTTAACTGATGACGACAAAGTAGCTTTACCAATCGGAGAATACGAAATGGAACAAGATGGTAAGATACTAGTAGTTGTAGAGGACGGTATTATTTCAGAAATCAAAGACAAAGAAGAAGTTGTAGAGGAAGAAGTTGTTGAAGAAGAATTAAATGACGATGAAAAATACGCTACTAAACAAGAACTTGCAGAAATTAAATCTATGGTAGAAGAAATCAAAGAATTAATGCAAGAAGGTAAAAAAGAAGAAATGCACAGGGAAGAAGAATTGATGTCACAAAAAATGACAGAACTTGCTTGTCAAGAGGATGAAGCTCTTAAAGAAGAACTTTCAAAACCTGCTTCTGAACCTATCAAACATTCTCCTGAAGCTAAAGAGGAGTTAAACAAAGTTGTTTATTCTCAAAAGAGAAACTTAACAACTAAAGATATAGTATTTAGCAAAATAGCAAACTTTTAAAATAAAAATTAATAAAACTTAAAATTAAATTAAATTATGGCAACTACAGTTTCAATAACAAGTACTTATGCAGGTGAGTTTTCAGGGAAGTATATTTCTGCTGCTCTTTTAAGTTCTCCTACATTAGAAAGAGGTAACATCGAAATCAAACCTAACGTAAAGTTTAAAGATGTAATCAAAAAAGTAGCAACAGATGCTAACGTAATCAAAGACGCTACTTGTGACTTTACTGACACAGCAACAGTAACTTTAACAGAAAGAATCCTACAACCAGAGCAATTCCAAGTAAACTTAGAGCTTTGTAAGAAAGATTTTATCTCAGATTGGGAAGCAATTTCTATGGGATACAGTTCTTTGAATGACAAATTACCTCCAAAGTTTTCTGACTTTATGATTGGTCACGTTGCAGGTCTTGTAGCAGAAAAGAATGAGCAAAACATCTGGGGTGGTGTAAATGGTAACGCAGGTGAGTTTGACGGAATCACAGTATTAGCAGCAGCAGACGGAGACGTTAACGATGCAGCTAACGGTGGTGAAACTGCTTTCAGTTCAACTAACATTATCAGTTTATTAGAAAACGTAGTAGATTCACTTCCTTCAGGAGTATATGGAAAAGAAGATTTAAAAATCTACGTTCCTACAATCGCTTGGCAATCATATATAAGACAACTAGGAGGATACGCTGCAAATGGCGTAGGAGGTTCTGGTGTTGATAATAGAGGTGGATTATGGTACAACCAAGGTAATGCACTTTCTTTCGATGGTATCGAAGTTGTATTAGCTCCAGGTATGCCATCTAACCACATCGTAGCAGGACAAAAATCTAACATTTACTTTGGTACAGGTCTTTTATCTGACCACAACGAAGTTAAATTATTAGATATGGCTGACCTTGACGGTTCTCAAAACGTAAGAGTAGTGATGAGATTCTCAGCAGGTGTACAATACGGAATAGGAAGTGACCTATCTTTATTGACACTAGCTTAATAAATTGTTTAACATAGAGGGGTAGGTGGGTTAAACCTACTTACCCTTTCTTATAAAAATTATAATAATATGGCTTGTACATTAACAACAGGAAGAAATATACCTTGTAAAGCATCAGTAGGTGGACTTAAAACAGTTTACTTTGCTGATTATGGTCTTACTGTTACTGATAATTCTTCAGATGCAGAAAAAGTAGATATAGGTGGAACGCCTGACTTTTTTCAATACGACCTTAAAGGTAGTTCATCTATGGAAACAGCAGTAAACAGCTCAAGAGAAAACGGTACTACTTTCTTTGAAACAACTTTAAATATTTCATTACAACTATTAGATAGTAAAACACAAGAAGAATTAAAAATTATAGCTTTAGGACGACCACAAATCGTTATAGAAGATTACAATGGTAATTTCTTTTTAATGGGTAGAGAACACGGATGCGAGGTATCTGGTGGTTCATTCACAAGTGGAGCTGCTATGGGAGATGCAAGTTCATTCTCTCTTTCTTTAACAGCTCAAGAAGTATCAGCTCCTGCATTTTGTGCAGATTCTACTGATATTACTGGAAATGTAAATGCAGCTAAGATATCACCTGCAACTCCTAGTAACGGATAATAAATAATTAAGTTAAAAATTAAGGGGACTATATGTCCTCTTTTTTTTTGCTTATAACACAAAATATCGTTTTTTTTTCGATATATAAGTATGAAGAAACTTACTACAAGTGCATCTGCTCAAGTTATAAAGATTATACCTAGAAGTTATGTTACTTCTGCAACTACTTTGAATGTAAGAGATGATTCATTAAATGATGAATTTAGTTTTACTGTAACACCAACAATAGATGGCAATTATTTAAGTATTTCTAACGCTTATACATCTTCAGGAAATTCAATATTAAAAGAGGGTAGAACATATGACTTAGAATTGTTAGACACTTCTTCTAATATAATATATAAAGATAAAGTATTCTGTACAGACCAAACTATAAACCAAGGTAACAATGATTATTATTCTATTAATGATGGTCAATTTACTTTTGATAGTACAGCAGGTTCTCACGATAACGATTACATAATAATATGAACGATTTAAGAATAGTAAATTTAAGTACTTACACAAGTCCTAAAATAAAAGAAGTTAGCAATAGAGATTGGATTTCTTACGGAGAGGACAATAACTACTTCCAATATCTTATAGACAGGTATAACGGAAGTCCAACAAATAACGCTATAATTAATGCAGTATCTTCTATGATATATGGTAAAGGATTAGATGCAACTAATTCAAATAAAAAACCAGAACAATATGCACAGATGATTTCATTATTTGACAATGATAGCGTAAGAAGATTATCATATGATTTAAAATTAATGGGTCAATGTGCTATACAGGTTATTTATTCTAAAGATAGAACTAAGATAGCACAGATTGAGCATATGCCAGTAGAAACACTTAGAGCTGAGAAGTGTAATGAAAAAGGAGATATAGAGGGATATTATTACTGGAAAGATTGGAATAAAATTAAACCTTCTGATAAACCTTTAAGAATACCTGCATTTGGTACGAGTAATGAAGCTATAGAGATACTATATGTTAAACCATATCGTTCAGGATATTACTATTATAGTCCTGTAGATTACCAAGGTGGTTTACAATATGCAGAGTTAGAAGAAGAAGTATCTAATTTTCATTTAAACAACATCTTAAATGGTATGTCTCCTTCTATGTTAATTAACTTCAATAACGGTACTCCTAATGCAGAGGAAAGACGTCTTATAGAACAAAGAATATATAATAAGTTTAGTGGGTCAAGTAATGCAGGTAAGTTCATATTAGCTTTTAATGATAATGCAGAAAGTGCTGCAAGTATAGAACCTGTACAACTTAGTGATGCACATAACCAATACCAATTCTTGTCTGAAGAATCAACTAAAAAGATAATGGTAGCTCATAGGGTCGTTTCTCCGATGCTTTTAGGTATCAAAGACCAGTCAGGGTTAGGAAACAACGCAGACGAGCTTAAAACGGCTTCTACGTTAATGGACAATACTGTTATACGACCATTCCAAAACCTTTTAATTGATGCCTTTGATAAAATCTTAGCTTTTAATGGTATATCACTTCATTTATACTTTAAGACATTACAACCTTTAGAGTTTACTGAAATTAAGCACGTAGTAGATGAAGAAACAAGAGAAGAAGAAACTGGAGTTAAATTAAGTGAAACTTTAAATGACAAAGAACATTCTGAAATAGCAGATGATTTAATTTCTATTAGTGATGAAATGGGTGATGATTGGATTCTAATTGATGAAAGTATTGCAGGAGATAATGAAGATGAAATTAAAAACTACTTTGAATTTGCTACAGTTGTCACAGGAGATGCAAGAAAAAAGAGTAAACAAGATTCAAGTTTATTTAGAATAAGATATGCTTACGCAGGTGATATAGAATCTAATACTAGAGAGTTTTGTAAAAAAATGGTAAATGCTAGTAAAGCAGGTAAAGTATATAGATGGGAAGATTTACAAGGTCAAAAAGATAATAATCCTGGATTTGGTGTAGGAGGTAGAGAGAAAATGAATATATGGCTTTATAAAGGTGGTCCAAATTGTAAACACGTTTGGCTACGTAGAGTTTATTTAAAGAAAGGTAATAAGAAAATATCTGTAGGTAAAGCAAGAAAAATAATATCTAGTTTACCATTAGATGATAGAAAAGAGGCAAGATTTGAAGGACCTTCTGCTGCTAAAAAATATAAGAATCCTAAAGAAGTAGCACAAAGACCTATAGATATGCCAAACAATGGTTATAAAAATCCAAGATAAAGATATTAAATATGGCAACAGCATTATTCATAAAACCAATAGACATAAAAAGAAACACTATCATAGATGGTTCAGTTGACGTAGATAAATTTATTCAATTTATAAAAATAGCTCAACAGATACACGTAAGGAATTATTTAGGTTCTGATTTATATAACAAGATTAGTAGTGATATTATAGCAGATAGTTTAACAGGAGATTATTTAAGTTTAGTAAACACTTATATACAACCTATGCTTATTCACTTTGCTATGGTAGATTACTTACCTTTTGCAGCTTACCAAGTAAAGAACGGAGGAGTATTTAAACATTCTTCTGAAAACAGCGAAACAGTAAGTAAAAATGAAGTAGATTATTTAGTAAATAAAGAAAGAGAATTTGCAGAATATTACACAAGACGCTTTATAGATTATATGGCTAATAATCAAAATTTATTTCCTGAATATACAAGTAACACTAATGAGGATATTAATCCTGATAAAGATGCAACATTCAACGGATGGGTATTATAAAGAAGATTTACAAACCAAAAGAGGGGAACGTAAAGAAATTATTAACTTATTTAAAAAGCAATAATGGCTACATTAACAAGCACGAAAATAAAAAACACATATGATGCGTTATTAAAGTCAATAGACAATGATGCAATAGGTTCTACAGCAAAACAAATAACAGACGGTTTAGGAAATACAACGCCATTATACGTATCAACAACTCAAGTAGGTATAGGAGTTACTCCAGAAGCAGGATTAAATCTACACGTTTACGGAGATGCAAAAATAGGAAGCAATTTAACTGTAATAGGAAATCTAGTAGTTGAAGGAAGCACAACAACTGTAGGAACTGATACATTAACAGTAAAAGACCCATTAATTGTACTAGCTAACAATAACACTTCAACAGACGCAGTAGATATAGGTTTTTACGGCAAATACACACCTTCAGGTACTACACTATACTCAGGGCTGTTTAGAGAAGCTCTAACAGGCAAATACAGGTTATTTAAAGGATTACAAATAGAACCAACAACTACTGTAAGTGTATCAGGTACAGGATATGATAAAGCAGATTTAGTTATAGGTAATATAGAAACAAATGGAGTGGTAGAAGATTCTTCATTATTTACTTTTAGTAAAGATATTTTAATTAATAAAGCAGGTACTACTAAATTAACGATAGACAATGTAACGCAAAACAAGTCAATAGAGCTAGAATGTACATCTTTAAATAATGTGCTTAATGCTGAGGGTGATATGATATTTTCATCTGGTAGCCCTATATTTAAATATACTAGCAGTAGCTTTGAGGTTATAAGTGTTGATTCAACTTTTGGAGGAGATATAATTGCCAATGGTGATATAACACTTTCAAACTCAAGTAAAATAAAGTGGAATGGTACGTCAGCTCTTGAAATATATGATGATGGCACTAATGCTATTAAAATAGAAACAGGTAGTTCTAGGATTTTAGATGTTTGTTCTGATATATTTCAATTAAAAGCAGGTGATACTAACAACAACGATTTAATGTTAACTCACGGGTCTGAGGGTGTATCAATATATTATAGAGGTAATACAAATCCTGGTGTTAAATTCGCTACTACAAGCGATGGTGTTGATGTAACAGGGGAATTAGCAGTTTCTGGAACTGGACAATCTAGTTTTGGTGGTCAGGTTACTATTCCTTTAACACCTACTTCAAGTACTGATGCAGCATCAAAAGGGTATGTAGATACTCAGGTTGGAGCAAACAATGAGCTTTCTGAGGTTTTAGCAAATGGCAATATTACTGACGGAACTGATATTGCTGTTAGTGCGGGTGATGATATAACTTTTACAGATACAAGTAAGATTTTGTTAGGTGATGGTGATGATTTACAAATATACCACGATGGTTCTAATGGTTATATAGATAATTCAACAGGAAATTTACTTATAAATTCTAAAAATGCAGATGGTGATATAAAGTTTTATGGTGATGATGGAGGTGGTACAAGTACCGAAGAATATTTTAGAATAGATGGAGGTTCAGGGGTAACACAATTTTCTAACCCATTAAGATTTTCTGATAATAATAAAGCATATTTTGGTGATAGCAATGGTTTGCAAATATATAACACAGGTAGTGATTCTTGGATAGTAAACACAGTTGGAGACCTTAACATTAGTCAATCATCTGGAGACGTTATTATAACAAATGCAAACGTAGGAATTGGTATAGACACACCAACTTTAGTTGCAGGAAAAATTGTACATATACACGGAACAGCAGCAGGGGTTCATTTAACAGATACAGCTTCAGGAACAACAAGTGGTGATGGTGGTTATGTGGCTTTTGATAATCCAAATTTATATATACAGAATAAAGAAGCAGGTTCTATGTTTTTTGAAACTAGTGGAACAACTGCTTTAACAATAGATGATGACGGAGATTCAACCTTTGCAGGTAATGTAAGTATTGTTGATGATAAATATTTTGCAGCAGGTACTGGAGGGGATTTAATAATACGACATTTATCAAGTGATAATTCAAGTTACATTCAAAATTATACAGGAGATTTTAATATTGAAAATAGAGCAACGACAAAGTCAATATTTTTTAGAGTTTCAAACTCATCAGCAGGAGATACAACAGCATTAACTATTAACAGTTCTGGAAACGTAATTGTTAATGGTACAACAGATTATGGTAAAGTAACGATTGAACAAGGTGGTGATGTAAGTGGATTAGTTGTAAATAACACAACAGCACATCCCCCAAGATTATATTTAAGAGATGCTGGGGGTAGTGGTTATTCTGAACTATTAGCAAATAATGATTTATATATAAATGCTTCATCAGTAGGAATCGGAACTGATTCGCCTGTAGAACAGTTTACAGTAGGTGGTACAGGAACTCAAGGTAGAATAGGATTAAACACAACTGGTGTTGACCATCCTTATATTCAAATGACACAATTTGGTTCTCCAAACACTAATGTTGCAGTTAGGATTGATGCAGGAGGTGATTCATACTTTAATGGAGGAAACGTAGGAATAGGAACTGATGACCCTGATTATCCTTTACACGTAAAAAACTCTTCAACTTCATATCTTTTTTCAGAAACAACAGGTCCTGGAGCTGCAGCAGGTTTTAGGTGGAAAACTCCTGATAGTGAGTTTTCTTGGTATTCAGCAGGAGGGCTAAATAATATGAATTTATATGATTATACAGCAAGTGCTGTTAGAATGACCATAGACAGTGATGGGAACGCAATTTTTACAAAAAATGTAACAGTAGGAACTGCTGCTGCTTCAGATTTTGTATTATCTTTAAGAGGTGGTGTAGGTGGTTTCTTTGGATGGGATGATTCAGCAAATAAAACAATTCTACAAGCACCAAATACAAGGAAATTATCTTTAAGAGTAAATAGTGATACTTTTGGAGCAGGAACGGAAGCTATATTAATAGACAGTTCTGGAAACGTAGGAATTGGAGTAAATGCTTCAGATTATTGGGCAAATGCAAGTAATTTAGTAGTAGGTGGTTTGGGTGCTGTAAGTGGAATTACAATAGCAACAGATGGAAATTTAACAGGTTCTTTAATTTTTGCTGATGGTACAGGAGGAGGTGATAATACAAGGGGTGGTTTACAATATGACCATAGTACTAATAATATGTTGTTTAGGGTAAATAATGATACTAAAATGCGTATTACAAGTGGGGGGAATGTTTTAATTGGAACAGATGGAGACCCAACTTCTGGTGGCTTTAAATTTGATGCAGGTACAGATTCAATACTTCGTATTGGACACGCTACTGGTACAGCAACAGGCTCTAACTATACACTATTTTATTTAGGTTCAAGTGTTATTGGTTCTATTTCACAAAATGGAACTTCAGCAGTTTCATATAACACATCTTCTGATTATAGATTAAAAGAAGATTTACAAGACTTTGCAGGATTAGATATGGTTTCTAAAATACCTGTTTATGACTTTAAATGGAAATCAGATGAAAGCAGAAGTTATGGAGTTATGGCTCACGAACTTAAAGAAGTTTTACCAGATGCAGTTACAGGAGATAAAGATGCAGAAGAAATGCAAGGTGTTGATTATTCTAAAATCGTTCCTTTATTAGTAAAATCAATACAAGAACTAAAAGCAGAAGTAGATGATTTAAAAAACAAATGTAATTGTAAATAAGTATATTTGTATATAACTATAAATTAAATAAAAATGTCAAAAATTAGTAAAGAAGAATTAGAATCATTAAAAGAATCAGAAAAGAAGTTTGCTGCTATAAAGCACGACTTAGGTACTTTAGAAGTACAGAAACACGGCTTATTACACACCTTTGCACAATTGCAAGAAGAAAGTAATAAAGAGAAAAAAGAACTAGAGGACAAGTATGGTAAAATAAACATCAACTTAGAGGATGGTTCGTATGAAGAAATAAAAGAAGAAACTAAATAATATTATGGATTTTGCAGATATGAAGATTTATACTTTAAACTCAATGGCTTTTCTAGTTACAATGACCGAAGTAGAAACTTGGTTAAAGATAATTCTTCTTGTCTGTACTATCGTTTATACATTAATGAAAACAAAGAAGCTATGAGAAAAATAGACAAACTTATAGTTCATTGTTCGGCAACTCCAGAACATAAGGAGTTTGATGTAGAGGATATAACAGAATGGCACGTTACAGGAAATGGTTGGTCAGATTGTGGTTATCATTATGTTATTACTCTTAGTGGTGAGATACAAGATGCTAGACCAGAAAGAAAAATAGGTGCTCATTGTAAAGGTCACAATAGAAATTCTATAGGTATTTGTTACATAGGAGGTATGGATAGAACTATGGACAAATGGATAGATACTAGAACACCTGAGCAAAAAGAATCATTAGAACAACTATTAAAAGATTTAAAACAGAAGTATCCAGAAGCTAAAATATATGGACATAAAGATTTTACTAATAAGAAAGTATGTCCTTGTTTTGATGCTAAGGAAGAATATAAAAATATAAGTAATGGGAATAGAGAATAAAAAAGTTAATGTAGATATTGACGGAGATGG